CTGACTGTTATCGAATAGGCTGCATTGAGTATCTAACAAAGCCAATTGATATGAAGAAGTTAATACACATCATCAAGCATCAATCATTCATCACAAAGCTAGATGAGTTGATCACATGTAACAGAGGGTTCGCCCAGCAACTCTTAGGTTGCCCGTAATGAGCAAGTGGACACCAAAAAAAGAAAAGTTCTGTCTTCATTACTTTGAAAACGGCAAGGCTAGCGACGCATATAAACACGCATACAGCTATAGCAAAATGAAAATAGCTACTATTAGCAACAATGCATATAAGCTTTTGCAAAGAAACGATGTAATAACGAGATTACAAGAACTTCGAGATAAAGCTGCTAACGACGCTGTAATGACTAAGCAAGAAGCGCTAGAAAGACTCTCTAATAGCGCAAGAGTTACAGTTGATGATATTGCAGTATTTTCCGAGCAAGTCATCGGAGAGGACGAGAATGGCAACCCAGTAACGCAGGCAGCTTGGCGCATTAAGAATAGTGATGAAATAAACCCTAAAGCCTTGTCTGCAATAAAGTCAGTTACTGCTACTAAAATGGGGCCTAAATTAGAAATGCACGACCCACAGGCAGCAATTAAACAACTAGCTGATTTGTTGGGATGGAATGCACCAAAAGAAACTAACATCACAGGTGATTTGAACCTATCAACCAAGAAGACGCTAGACGACTTCTACGATGAAACTCAATCCGAATCTTAAAACCTTCTGGCGCACTCGTGCAGACATTAAGGTATTAAAAGGCGGCAGGGCATCAAGTAAGACTCATGATGCTGCAGGCATGGCAATATACCTAGCTGCAAACTACAGCTTGAAGTTCTTATGTTTACGGGCATTTCAAAACCGTATTGAGGATAGTGTTTATACACTACTCAAAGACAAGATTGATGAAGCTGGTTATACCGATGATTTCCATATCACTAATAACCAGATAATTCACAAAACCACTGGTTCAAGCTTTCACTTCTATGGCATTAATCGAAACCTTAAAGAGATAAAGGGTTTTGAGGGTGCCGATATAGCATGGTTAGAAGAGTCAGAATCATTAACTAAAGACCAATGGGAAGTTATCGAGCCCACAATCCGAAAGGAAGGCTCTGAGTGCTGGATACTCTACAACCCTAAACATGTTAGTGACTTTGTAGAAACGAATTTCAAGCATGACCCTGATAACGGAGTTATCGTTCGTCACATTAACTATGATGAGAATCCTTTCATCTCTGCAACGATGCTAAGGAAGATCGAACGACTCAAAGCAAAAGATCATGACGAATATGAGCACATCTATTTAGGCGTTCCGCTTACTGATGATGACAGGGTAGTGATAAAGCTATCTTGGATAAACGCATGTGTTGATGCTCACTTAAAACTTGGTATTGAGGTAACTGGTCAAAACCGAATTGGCTATGACGTTGCTGATGCGGGTGAAGATTACAACGCGACTATCCAAACTCAAGGCATATTGGCGAAAGACGCTGATAAGTGGAAAGGTAAAGAGGATGAGTTATTAACCTCTTGTGAACGGGTTTACTCTCTTGCTGAAACAACGGGCTCAGTAATCACCTATGACTCAATTGGTGTCGGTGCTGGATGTGGCTCTAAGTTCAAAGAGATTAACCGAGACAAACATGGCGAAGGCCGACACGAAGAGTCTCACTACATTAAGTATCAAGCATTCAATGCAGGGGGTGCAGTTAAAAACCCTGATGCAAAATACGGTGATACTGAGGTAACGAACAGAAACCACTTTGCCAACCTCAAAGCGCAAGAGTGGTGGACTATTGCAGATAGGATGAAAGAAACCTACAACGCAGTGGTGAAAGATGAACCATTCGACGCTGATAACATCATCAGCATATCAAGTGAGTGCCGTCATTTAGACGAGCTTAAAACAGAGCTTTCAACACCATTTAGAGATATCGATAAAAGCGGTCGCGTGAAAGTCGAAAGCAAAGAGGATTTAAAGAAACGCCAGGTTAAGTCTCCTAACTTAGCAGATGCATTTATTCAATCTTACATCAATTATGAAGAGTCTAGCGGCATGGTATTTGGTCGCAGACGATAAGGCGCACAGTGAAACAGAAACCTAAAATTACAGTCAGCCAAGCGCAGTTGCTGAGCAGGGCTAGTCAGCTTATGGCTAATGCTCAAAACAGCATGCGCAGTGGGTTCTTGTACTCAGGTGGTGACTATATGGCTGATGCTAAGCATGATAAGGCTTGGAAAGACTATGGCTGGCCTGCAACGCTCACCAACTTCATGTTTTGGAACATGTGGCGCAGGAATGCCATTGCCGCTCAGGTAATTTCATTGCCGGTTAAATTGTGCTGGATGACAAAGCCGTGCGTTAAGTCATCAGATGATGAGCATGAAGAAACACAGTTTGAAAAAGAGATAGCGAAATTAGTTAAGAGATTAAAGCTATGGCAACGACTCAAAGGCGGTGATTTGCGTCAGCGTGTAGGTCGCTATGGCGCATTAGTATGGACAGTGGCAGATGGTAAAACCATGGATAAGCCGCTCGAACGCGTTAACAGTAATCGCATAGTTAGCATTAAACCTGTATTTGAAAGCCAACTGGATGTAACGCAACAAGACGATGACCCTACAAGCCCTAGATATGGTCAGCCTCTGTATTACACATTGCAAGAGCATGAAGAGGGTGCGCGATCTAAATGGCAGAACAAATCAGGCCAAATACATTGGACCAGAGTAACACCACTTGCTGAGGGTGCAGATGATGGGACTATTTATGGTATTCCCGCACTAGAGGCGATATTTAACGATCTTATTGATTGGGACAAAATTAAAGGCTCAGGCGGTGAGGGGTTCTGGCGTGCTGCTGCACAAAAGTTCGTATTACAAGCGTCGAAAGAAAGCAATGGCTCAGCCCCTAAAGAGCATGAACTAGATGCACTCACCGAGATGCTGGCAGAAATGTTCGCAGGCTTCGACTCAATGCCTTACACAGGCGGCTGGGAACTTAAAAGCCTTGATACGTCTATGCCTAACCCTGAACATTTTGTTGGCACACTTGAAAAGTCGATCGCTGCGGGCTCAGGTATCCCCAATAAAGTATTGTTTGGCAGCCAGTCGGGTGTAAAGGCTGGTGATGAAGACACTGGTTTATTTATGCGCTTGCTTCAGTCACGCAGAGAAAATGAACTTACTGACATGATTGAAGATGTGATGAACTGGTTAGCGGCTCACACAGAGATTACATTACCCGAAGAATTACACGTTGAATGGGATGATTTGACAGCACCTGATGCGGCTCAAAAAGCAGAGCTAGCTAAAGCAATGTCGATCATTAACAAAGATGCGGTAACAACAGGCCAAGACGCGCCATTCAAACCGAATGAAATACGCACTAAGTTTGGTGCTGACTCATTGGATGAGTTAGACGATATCGATATGGGTGAGTCAGAGCTTGATGGGTTAGACGATGCCGTCGAAGAATCTTGATCCAAATGGGCAGTCTGGTAACAGACGTAAGTCATTTGCGGAGTTTAAGCGCCGTTTAACTGGTATGCAAAAGGATGTGTTAGCACTGTTTGATACATTGCCTGTGACACAACGAGAAGTACAAGAGACAGTAATCACCAACAAGACCATATACGAATGGTTAGTTGATAGTTTTGGTCTCACTCAGGCGCAGCAAGAACTAAGACGCATTGTTCAACGCTGGTTACAGACAGACACAACAGGTCGTCAAAACTTCTTCACTAATTACATTGAAGAGGCTTACAGAAAGGGCGCTATTGAGGCAACACTGAGAGTAAAGCTGTTAGCAGAACAGGCAAGTCTTGATCCTGTAGCAATCGCTCAGATGGACCCTATGTTAATTGTGAGCTCTCCTGCCTATGTAGATAGAGTGAATATGGTATTTACTCAAGCGTTTACTGTGATGAAGGGGTTTAGTGACGATCAGATTGTTGATATTGGTCGCATACTGACACAGACCATCACAAGCGGCCTATCTCCAAGGTCAGCACAACAAGCCATTAGAAAGCATTTTAAAACGACACGAGCAAGGGCTGAACGCATTTCTCGCACTGAGATAAACCGAAGCCATTCGCTAGGTCGATTAGAGCAAAACAAAGACACTCGTAACCGACTCGGTATTGATGTTCGAGTTATCCATCGAAGCGCATTGCAATTTGAACGCACTAGACGAACTCATGGTATGCGCCATGGAAATATTTACACCATTGAAGAACAAGCGCAGTGGTGGGATGAGGGAACGAATCGCATTAACTGCCTTTGCTCATCTACTGAGGTGGTCGTTGATAAAGACGGCAAGCCATACGATACCGGCTTGAAAGCTAAGTTTGAGAAACAACGCAAACAATACTACGGAAAATAACAAATGAAACTAAGAAAACGCTTGGTCTGCAATAGCAGCACCGAGTCTCGTTTCGTGCAAGTGATAAACCAAGTTAACACTTCTAGCATTAGACGCGAGACTGCAGATAACGGTGACCAAATTATTATCGTTCCGTCTTATACATTGCCAGATGATGTTGTAATGAATGGCGGTTTATATCCTAAGCAGGAGATTGAAAACAGCTATCAGTCTCTTGAAGGTACACCAGCACCTATTGGGCATCCGACCGACACAGACGGTAACTTTGCTAGCGCACGCTCAGAGATTGGCATTGATAACTTTCATGCTGGTGTTTGGAATAAAAACGTCCAACGTAAAGATAATCGCATCTATGTAGAAAAGCACATCAATGAACGCGTAGCCATGCAAACCGAGCTAGGTAAAAAGCTTATGGAGCGCCTAAACAAACTCATCGATGGTGATGACGTTGAGCCAATTCATACCAGTGTTGGCGTGTTCCTCAATTCTCAAGATAAGAAAGGCGAAATCAATGGTAATGCCTATGACTGGGTTGCCTCTGATATGGAATTTGATCATGACGCGATCTTACTAGATGAAGTAGGCGCAGCTACGCCCGAAAGCGGTGTAGGCATGATGGTTAACAAAGACAGAAAAATGATTGTTAACCGTCACATTGTCATCAACGACACCAAACAAGTCGAATTATCCCAAGACGAAATCAATCAAATCAAGCTAGGCGCTGAGTCATTGCAGACATTGCAGCCTAACTCGAAAAGTATTTGGCAAAAAGTAATAACACTGATTGCCAATATTGCCGGAAACGGTGAGCAAATCGGTCATGGTGGCCGTGACTCTAAAACTAACGAAGGTGAAGAGATGAAACTAGCAGATCTAATCAAGATGCTAAAGGCCAATAAAGTGGAAATTGCAGACGATGCAAGTGAAGCTGAGGTGACCGAAGCATTCAATACTCACATGGCCGCCAACAACGCGACCGACGACAAACAAGATGATAACAATGATATTGCCGCGCTAGTCGCTAACGCTGTATCTGATGCTATCAAGCCGCTCAATGAGAAGATTGATTCAATCGAATCTAAAGCGAACGCACAAGAAGAAGCAGAGAAAGCGACTCTTATTGAGTCATTGAAAGACTCTGACTTTGACGAAGGTGAGCTTAAAGCAATGAGCGTTAACACGCTTAAAAAGCTAGCACAGAGCAATGCGCCTGCGTATCAGTTTAACTCAGCATTCAAGCCTAGCGGTGACGCTAAAGCGCCTGAAATGCCTAACGTGGAGGTCAACTAATCATGGCTACTGATGGAAAAAGAAAAATCTTCATGCAATCGATGGTTGGCATGGTTATCGAAGGTCTAGCAACTGCTGATGTTCGTCCGGGCTCTATCGTTGAACAATCTGCAAGTGGCATTGCTGAGTCTAACGACATTGATGCAATCTTTAACCAACAAACGTTGTTTGCAGACTATGACCAATTAGGTGCGGGTGATGTTGATACGGTTATCGCCTCAGGCTCTACCGTTTTGGCTTGCCCACTTCCTAAAGGTTGTGCAGCTAACGTATTAGTGAACAGTTTACAGAACATCACTAAGAAAGGCATGGGCTTAGCTCCTGCGGGGAATGGCACGTTAAAACTTGCAGCTGCTGATGGCACTGACAAGGTAGTGGCTTATTCAGATGAAATCATTAACACTGGCGGCTCAGTCACTCTTGTTAAAGTTAAGGGAGCATAATCAATGCTAGTATTTAACCAAGCTCTAGCGGCTGGCAATCCGTCAAACCTTGCCAATATGCAGCGCCAGTTTGCTGCAGTCAATGCTCATCGTAATGATGCGCGTCATGCGTTAAACCCTGCTTTCCTTGCGAATGCTGGTGTTAACCCAACTGAACTATATCGTGACTTCGATACAGTAACCGTTCGTCAGTTCCATTTGGATGAAGGTGACGCAATCTTGTCTCGCTTGTTGCCATTGGGTCGTTCTTTACCAGTTGGCCGTATGATCAGTTCATATGCTCGCGCTTCTGGTATGGGTGGTTTCCAAACCTCAATGTCAGGTGATGTGAAAGTAGACCGTGATAAAGTCGATTACGATTTTGGTGATACTTTGATCCCAGTTCATCAGAATGGCTTTGGTACTAACTGGCGTGAAGCTGATCAACTTTCATTAGAAAGCTTTGATGATGCAGCAGTGAAGCAAAGTGAAGCGGCTCGTACACACCGTAAAGGCATTGTAAGCTATTTGCTTGACGGTACTGATGCGTCATACAAAGGCACTACATGGAATGGCTTCCGTGCTGATACTCGTGTTGATCAAGTTGACCTTAGCGCAGGCGCATTTGCTTTTGATTTCACTAGCAATGCTACTACTGGTAAACAGTTTGTTGATGCGTTCACAGCATTGGCAGAGCGTCGATATATTACTCAAAAGGTAATGGCTCCTGCTACATACTTTGTGTCTAACGAAATCTTCTGGCGTATGTCGGCTGATTACAGCACTGAGAAAGGCGATAACACTATCCTTGATAGAGTTCGTCAAATACCCGGTGTTGGTGAAGTCGTACCTTCATCTGCATTGAGTGGCAACGAAATCCTATCGATGGTATTGACGACTGAGTACATTCAGCCACTTGTTGGTATGGGTGTAAGCACGATCGCTTTACCACGTCCGCAATACAACTCACCAGTTGAGTTTGATGTTGTATCGGTGATGGGTATTGAGTGTAAGCTTGATTTTGAGAATGGCGGTACTGCTATTCAGCACGCACAGGGGTAATTCATGGCTAATCAATTTGTTGTTACATTGAATAATTGCTCTTATGGCAAAAAGGGGACAGTTGTTAATCTAAATGGTGAGCTTTCAGCTCGTCAGAAGGTAATGCTTAAACCTTATAAAGCGCCTGAAGAAGTTAATTTAACAACGGCTGAAGGTGATTCGGAAACCGAAACCGAAACAAAAGAGACCAAAACTACTAAAGCGCCAGCTAAAAAGTAGTTAAGTAAAATCTGAATAAGCCCCCTTGATTGGGGGCTTTTTTATTGGAGTGAATAATGGCTAGTCAGTTATATGTAGAAGATGTTCAACAGTTCTTCGACACAACATCAAGCAGCTATGCAATACAGTTGCACATTAGCATGCTAGCCAGTATTGATTCGCAATTAGACGAGTTAGGGCTTGACCCATTTGAGCAACAACTATTGAAGCTCAATACAATAGCTCATCTACTCACCATGGCTGAGGGTGGACAAGTTAAATCAGAGTCAGACATGGACGGTGCCAGCGCATCCTATAACGTCAATATTGAGGGGCAGGGCTTTTCAGCGACTACCTTTGGTCAAACTGCGCAAGGTATGCGCGGCTTTGATGTTATAAGCGACCTATTTGATAAACCCAAGCGATTTGCAGGGGCTGTCTAGTGAGTAGGGTTCGCAAGCGTCGACTAAACGACACTGTAACCGTATGGCGCGAGTCATCCCAAGATGACGGCAATCCTTATGCAAGCCAATCATGGGATCGTTTAGGCGATTACCCTTGCAACTATATGGATGGTGGGCAGGTTCAACGAGACGATCAAGGCTCTGATTTTCAGCCAGCCAAAACCATTCGCATTGAGTCAACAGACATTAAAAACGGTGACCGAGTGGCTATTGGTTTTCATAGTGATCAACGCCCGGTATCTGGTTCAGAGACTATCAAGAAGGTTGCTAGTAAAACTGCGTTTCGTGGCTCTGCAGATATGACATTGTATACAGGCTGATCATGCCGTTTAAATCAGGCAAATCACCAAGAGACTTATCAAACCATATTGATGCAAAGCTAAAAGATATCGCTGGCCCAAAGTTAGAACAGGCCTTAACGACAGTCGCATACATGGTTGGTGGTAGGGCTGATTTCTACGTTCCTATTGATACAAGCGCATTGTTAAACAGTCGTCAAATTAGCATCACACCAGAAGGTGAAAGCTATAGAGCCACGATTGGATATTACCAGGACTACGCTGTGTTTCTCCATGGTAGTGAGACATTCACACCCACATGGCAACCAAAACCAGCAGGAAGCGCAAGTAAGCCGACTGGCGGGTATAACGCCCAAGCATCAGCTTTTTGGATAAATAAAGGGGCTGAGGAAATCGATGTCCCCGCAAAACTAAGAGAGTTATTGACTGATGCCAGCAACTAGCAGACCCACTGATTTGGTAAGAGACCATATCATTACAAATGTACTAGGGCCTTATCGCCCAGCGGTAATGTGGGATGAATCAGAAGCACCATTTACTGATAAATCAGCAAGTATTTGCTGTGCGCGTCAAGAGGGCCGTCAGGTTGATACATTTTTGCGTGTTCATGATGTTCAAGTGTGGTTGTTCAGTAAGGCCAATGCAACGCTAAACGACTGCAACATGTTATTCGATGATGCAAATCAAGCCTGTGAATATCTGATGAATGGAAACTTTCGGTTAGCCGGTTGTGAGATAGCAGCCCCCATCATTGAGCATGTCACTGGGCCATATAAAACAAAAGAGAATCGATATTTTTATCGGTTCACTGTTCGAGTTAGATCATAAATATATTTTAAACAGAGGGTAATACCATGAGCGTAGGAATCGGCGTAATCGGTCGCGAAGTAACATATACATTTGGTGGTGCTGTTGTCACTGGCAGACAAACCAAAAGCCTTGAATTAAGTAACACACGAGGCGAAACTGGTGATGAGTCCAGTAATGGCTATACAGAAGCGCTAGCTAAAGCACTTGAGAAGTCAGGCGGCTTAACAATTGAGGGGCTAGTGAAAAACTATGAGCTATTTGCTTCATGGTTCACTAGTGAGTCTCAAATATTCCCAGTGGTATTTACTTTTCCTGATGGTTCTACGCTTTCATGGGATTTCTTCTTAGATAGCTTATCTAGTGGCATGCCATACAACGAAATGTCGACTTTTAGTATGAGCCTATCAAGCTCTGGCACTCCAAACTGGACTTCTGGTACCTAATCATGAGTTTCATTAATCGCTCATGCAAAATAGGGTGGCAAGGGACAGAGGTTAGGATTGATATAACCAATGACCTTTGTCACTCGTTAGAAGAGGCTGGAATAAACTTGTTTGCTCTCTCTGTAGAGTTCAGTAGGGGCGGAACGCCTAAATTCTTTCTGTTAGCTAGACTGGTCACTGCACTATTGAATTTCTCTGGTGTGAATGCAGAAGAGGATGATGTTGTTAAGGCGGTCACAACCGACCCTAAAGCTTCTATTGCTATGTACAAGTTTGCCAAAGAGTTTTTATCAAAAGTATTTCCAGCACCAGAAGTTGAGGAAGCGCCCCCTGTGGGAAAGCCCAAAAAGGTGAAAGCGAAGAAATAAAAGCCTACCCATGGCTTGAAACCTACGACATTTGCATGCGTTTGGATTTAAACCCTGACCAGTATTGGCGAATGTCTCCGCATGAAACATCAACATACATTGAAGCTAAACGCCCTAGAGTTCAAATCGGGGGGCTTAGTGAAGATGATCTGAAAGACTTATCAAGCAAAGCGCTAAACGACGAAAGGCACATTTAACATGACTGATAAAGCAGGCGGCATAGAGTTCTATATTGATGCTGACGCTCAAGCTGTGCTCAATGCTGGTGATAAGGTTCACGAGTCTACATCTGCAATGGAGAGAGACTTTAACAAAGTCGACAATGCAGTAAAGAGCCTTATTACCAAGCAAGTTCAATTGGGCGCATCTGTTGATAAAGCCGGTAATATCATCGATAAGAACGGCAAAATCAATCAAGGTGCAACACAAGCAGTAAAGGCGTTAATTGCCAAGCAAAACCAGTTAATTAAATCATCTGATAACGTCGACAGGGCATACCAAGCACTTAATAAGTCAGGCAGCAAGACCAATAAAGGTCTGCGCATTCAACAAGGCTTCATGCAGCAAGCAGGTTATCAAGTTGGTGATTTCGCGGTACAGGTCCAAGGCGGTCAAAATGCCATGGTTGCATTCAACCAGCAATTCAGTCAACTAGCCGGCTTTCTTGGCCCTGCAGGTGCGGTAATTGGTGGTATATCTGCTGTCGCTTTCGCTCTAGCTACTGCGCTAATGCCAAGCCTAACCAACTCTAAAGATGATACCCAAGAGCTCATTGATAAAATTAAAGAGTTGGGTGAGACGCAAATACTCAGTGCTGAAATGGCTGAGTTCGCAGCTATGCAAGAGGGTAAAACCCAGAAAGAGAGAGAAAAAAGCGTTAAGTCTCTCGATCGTAAAATTGCGGCAATCGAAAAGGAACGAAAAGCAACGCTAGCACTCGTCAAAGAAGTTCCAGAAATCACCTACGACGAGGATGGAAACGTTGAGCGATTTGGTAAAGCCAATGAGACAATGGCAGACCGTGTTATCAGGTCTAACAAGCAAGCGCAGAGTGAAATTAAAAAGCTAGATGAATCATTAGTCGAACTAAAAGCAAAACAAAGCCTAGCTAGCAAAGAGTTTGAAAAAGGGAAGGAAACCCTGAAAGCCTACGAACTTGCATCTAAGGGGATGGTTGAGCAGACAGGCGAACAAAAAGACGCAATTGCTGACCTTATCAAGTCTTTGAAGTATGAATCAGAAGAGACAGGAAAAACAGGCGCAGAACTAGTTAAGCTTAGAGCTATCAGAATGGGCGCAACGGATGCCCAAATAGCCGAGGCTGTAGCGATTTATCAAGGCATTGAAGCCAAGCAAGCGGAAATAAAGCAAATTGAAGAGTCAACAAAAGCCTCAGAGAAAGAGGCAGAAACATTCAAAAGCGTGCTTGACTCCTACCGTCAAAAATCCGAAGCACTTCTTTTGACGGGTCAGGCTCAAGATGAGTACAACGCTCGTCAAAAACTAGGTTTGGATGATAGCGAAAAAATACCAGCTGCTATACAAGCTGAAATAGATGCGCTACAGCAAAAGCGTGAACTGAAAGCCCAAATTGCTGAAGAGGAAGCAAATCGCCGTCAAATTGATGATGATTATGAGCAAATTACTGGGGATCTTGGTGATACGGAAGATCCTATTGCATTGCTACAAGATAAATTAGCCGCAGAGCGGGAAGTCATCTTAGCCCATCAAGCAGCATTACTTGAAGACGAAACGCTTAGCTCTCAGCAGCGCGCGCAAATAAGAGAGCAACACCAAAATGATATTTTATCTATTGAACAGAAAGCAGCGAACGCCAGAGCGGAGATAGAAGAAAGAGAAAAGCAATCTAAGTTAGCTGCAGTATCTGGTATGTTCTCTAACCTATCAAACCTGATGAATACTGGCAGTAAAAAGTTGTTTGCTATAGGTAAGGCGTCTGCTATAGCCGGGGCGATTGTTGATGGTTACGCAGCAGTATCAAAAACAATGGCATCTACGCCATACCCGTTCAATATTCCATTGGCGGCTGCACAAGCAGCGGCTAGCGCGGTACAAGTTCAAAACATAGCAAAACAAAAGATTGGCGGCGCTAGCTCTATCAGTTCAGCCGGCACGTTCTCAGGCGGTCAACCAGCGGTCAGAACCACTGAAGGGCAGTCATTTGATAGGAATATCACTATTGCAGGAATTGACAGAAACAGCCTGATATCAGGCGGTCAATTAGTCGACACGTTAAACCAAGCATTAGGCGATGGTTACTCAATTAACTTTGCAGGCGGGTAAATAATGCCAACAATTACAACAGATGACTCAGTAACCACAGGCTTTAGTACAGCAATTAATACTAGCCCTAGCGCTCCATTGAACAACCCGAATGAAATAACTGAATCAAGCGCTCAGGATATTGCTAGCCCTATATCACTTAGTGGTTCTTCAATTCTACCTTTGGGCATACCAAATAATTTAAATGAAGCATCAGCACAGACAGTTGTTTTACCAAACAATCTAAGTGAAAGTGCAGTTGCTGAGATAAGCACACCGAATGATTTAGGTGAGCTAACTATAGGTTCACTAGGGGCACCTGAATCGTTGAGTGCAGAAGCACTAGGAAGTGTATCAGTGCCAAATGGTTTGACTGAAAAAGCAGTGGCTAGCGTGAGCGCCCCTGAAGCATTAACTGTGCAATCAGTTGGCTCTATTCCAACACCTAAAACGAGACCGCAATAATGCCAGGTGTTTTGATTGACGCGAATGTATCAGGCTCAGTGGGTACTAGAATATTTACTAGTCCATCTGCGCCTTTACAAAACCCGAATAATGTAAATGCTGAACAAACTGAAAGCATTGCAACACCAAGTAATTTTTCAGAATTATCAGTAGCCGGTATTAGCAACCCAAACGCAATAAACGAACAATCCGCTGTTGATTTAAGCGCACCAAATACGTTTGTAACAAAAGCGATCGACCCAGAAGCACCGCCATTCCCGTTAAACCATGCGCGTATTCTTTACAATAGCGTATTGCTTGGGTCCAGTGTTTCAGCATCAGGAACTACGCCTGAACTTACACTAGTCCCTAACACTGCAGACAGGTGGTCTTTTGAAACAACTTCAACAGTAACTTACACGTTACCTTCTACTGATATTATCGATACCGTCTGCATTGGCGCTCATAACCTAAAAACGGCAGGATATACCGTTCAAGTTCAGTACTCGACAACAACAGGCGGGTCATTCGTAAACTTTGGACCCAGCATTACACCAACAGGTGAAAACCTTGCACTTATGCAGCACTTATCCAGCGCTGTTTCAGTAAGGAGATTACGCATAGTCGTCACTGGTTCAGGCGCTGCTTACATTGGTAGCGTTTATGCTGGTACTGCCCTGCAGATGCAAAGACCGTTCTTTAGTGGTCATACACCATTGCCATTTGGTGCAGTGACTGATTATTACAATCCACGAACTGAATCAGGAAACTATATTGGGCGTGAGATAAGGCGCAGACAGTACCAAACGAGCGCACCATTTAAAAACCTTACCGATTATTGGGTGAGAACTTACTTAGCACCGTTCATTATATCTGCTCGCTCTTTGCCGTTCTATTTTGCATGGAACCTCTTAGAGCATCCGACTGATGTAGGCTTTGCAATGGTTGGAGATGATATCCAGCCGTCTTATCAGGGTAACAGGGATCTAATGAGTGTTAGCTTTGATGTAATAGGAATTGGCTAGTGTCATACGATAATCTAAAGCGTTTATATTCTCGTGTAAAGTTCACGTATTGCGAGATTGAGGTTAATGGTCAAAAATTTACCTTTTGTGATAACACCAGTCAGATACCAATTGGTTTTACTGGTGTTCCAACGTTAAGAAGCAAATCACTTCGCCCATCACAAATAAACCTTGAGGGTGGTATCGGTGTTCGCGCTAGCGCATCGATTAGCTTTGATGAGCATTTAGATTATGTGGCTTATGGCACTGTCAGCAATCCTGTACGTTTTTGGATTAATTGGAGAGCGCGTAACCCGGGCTATCAAGGCGGTCGATTATCAATATTTGATGGTTATATTCCAGAAGACGGCGTGTTTGATGTATCAAACTTTGTGCGGCGTGATTACGTTATAGAGTCATTTTCTAACAATGCCTCTGGTGTAACGATTGGCGCTAAAGACGCGCTAAAACTAACGAGTGGTGATAGGGCGAAAGCACCAAGAAAATCAACCGGCTTACTAACAACAGATATCCTTGCGACTGATACTTCATTTAGTTTAATTCCTGCAGGCGTTGGAGATAGTGAATATCCCTCATCTGGTTGGGGTAGGCTTGGTGATGAGGTTGTTTCGTTCACTAGAACAGGTGATAACTTCACAGTCGTTCGGGCCCAATACAACACGCTAGCAGACGAACATAGTGCAAATGATGTTTTGCAGTTGTGTCTTTATTACAACGATACAGTAAGCAACATTATCTTCGACTTGCTAACAAACTATGCAAGCGTCCCTACAGCGCAAATTGACAAAGCTCAATGGGATAATGAAACAAGTCTTTATTTACCTGGACTGTTTGAATCGCTCATAACTGAACCAACTGGTGTAGATACATTACTTAAAGAGCTGGGGGAGTCAGCGCCACATTCCATGTACTGGGATGAGAGAACCAACCTCATTCCATTTATTGCGCTGAAAGAGCCGCCTAGCAATGCTGTTTGCTTCACGACAGAGGCCAATATTCTTGAAAATAGCTTTTCCAGTACTGATGAAAATGACATGCGTATTAGTACGGTTATAGTTAGGTTTGGTCAGTATGATCCAACTAAAGAGTTGGACGAAACCAGCAACTACAGACAGGCTCATGTTCGCATAACACCAGACTCTATTGTTAAGTATGGCGGCATTGAAAAATATAAGGTTATCAATAGCCGTTGGATAAACAATAGTAATAGAGCGGCGGCTGTGCGTTTAGCTGCTCGATTTGGCAGACGATTTGAAGAAACACCAAGGCGGATATCGTTTCAGCTTGATGCAAAGGATAGTAATATTTGGACGGGTGATAACGCCTGTGTGAACGTTGACACCATTGTTGATGAAAACGGCAATCGGTTTGATATGCCAATTCAAATTCTTACTGCTGGTGAGTCAAAAAGCTTCAACTACACAGCACTAGAGCATATATATGGTGATGAACTGCCCGAAGATTTAGGGAGTGAGGATCCGAATCAGCGCCTTGTCGTTCTTTCAGGTGAGTTGACTAATATTAATCTTAGAACAATCTACAATGGGCTATTCCCTGACGTAACGAATGATTATGACATTGTTTTTGTATTTGACTCTTCGTGCGTGGTTGGCTCTACCAGCACTTCCGCATATTCCATAGAAACAGGCTCTTGGCCTGAAATTACTACAGGCTTACCTATTAAACTTGATAATCGATTTAGATTGTTGGGTAAAGGGGGTAAGGGCGCTGATGTTAATAGCACGCCTGAAAATGGCGGACCGGCTATAAATCTTAATACAGACATCCGCCTAACAAACACTGGCATCATTGGTGGCGGCGGCGCTGGCGGTAGATTTATCGCAGACCTTGGTGATACCACTCAAGCAGCGGGCGGCGGTGGCGCTGGTTTTAATAATGGATTAGCTGGGCAGGGAACGTCAAACGGCGGAAATAACGGCCAAGTCATTCAAGCTCAAGAGGGTACAGCGTTACTAGGCGGTATCGGTGGGTTAGCAACCACAACAAGCGTTGCAGAACCATCTAGAGCCGAAGGTGAAGACGGCGGAGATTTAGGCCAATCAACTGCAATCGCAAATGCTGGTAAGGCGATCAGTTTAAATGGCAACACAATTACTTATTTAGAAACTGGCGATATTAGAGGAGCCATATCATGACTTTAGTAAGGCATACGATAACAGCGATTGAGCGCGACCAAGCCGATGCTACTGCATCTGGCAAACAGGTCGTTGCTGGTGCTGTTGTAACAATGACGGATAGCGGTGGCAGTGCTTATCAAATGGCCGATAATGCGGCGGGTGCCAATGCGTCAACGAGTAAAACCACAAACAGTGATGGTCAGGTAACCGTTTATGTTGAGCCCGGGCAATACACCGTAACAGTAAACGGCATAAGTTCTGGTATTACAGTGGGCAATGGCTTTGAAGTTACCCAATCACCTACAGACGCAACAGCGGGTCGGCTTTTAAAGGTTGGTGATTTTGGGGTTGGTGGCTACATTACTTTATCCGCAGTAAGCCTTGACACTATAGATCAAGTAACTGGGTTTTATTACTGCATCAACTGCACAGATAGACCAGCGGCAATAAATGGCTATATGGATGTCTATGTAAATTCACCAGGCTCATTTGCAAAGCAAACATATAGCGCGATTGGCGACTCTAGAACATGGATAAGAACATTATTTAGTGGCACATGGTCAGATTGGATACCAGTTGCAACCGAAGACAACAACGCCCTAATCGAATTTGGCTCAAACGCTAACGGCTCATTTACTAAGTTTCCTGATGGGACTTTGGTTTGTGTATTTGCTGACTCAGGCAATTCATTATCCGCAGGACAGAATGCGTCCTATACTTGGTTATTCCCAAGCTCATTTATATCAACCCCAACTGTAACAGGAAGTTCATCAATTAGCTTCAGTGTATCATTTGAGCAGTCAAGCCTAGTAATTGATAATAGCGCGGGAACAAATGTAAATCAGTCTAGGTACGCTATAAAAAACAACTCTGGATCAACCCAAACAATAAAGGCCAATCTAACAGCAATCGGACGTTGGAAATAATCATGTTTAACATTCAATTAAGCCCAGTTGCGGGTAATAGCAACACAACGATTAGTGCTGATGGTGATGTTTTGACTATCAACGGCACTGAGATTGATTTCTCTGTGATTCCTGATGGTGGTAGCGCTGAGGGTTCTGATCCAATTATCGGCGAAGTCAAAAACGTGTCAGGTAATTACGATTTAACGATTAGATTTGAGTATGACAGCAAAACGGCTGAACTTAATCAATCGACCGACCTTGCAGATTACCAAGTAGCACTGACTAGCGGCGAGCTAACAAGCCCTATCGTACAAAAACCAGTTGAGGTGTCCAATGCTGAGTAATATTAAAACGGCGGCTGAGATTGGCGCGCAAGAGCTTGCACAAGCTAAAGACAATGCAATCAAACAGATTAATGCCGAGCGTGATGCGGCTATCTCTTCGGGTGTTACTTATGACGGTCATACTTATCAAAGCGATAACCAAAGCATTGCGGATTTAACAGCATCGGCGGCGTTAACGCTAATGGATAACACAATAGTTATTCCTTGGTTAACGGTCGAGAATGTAACGGTGCAATTATCCGCATCGGATGTGCAAGCACTGGCGGCTACATTTGCAGGACATAAAACAAATTTAGTCCTACAGGCTAGAGCCAAAAAAGATTCAGTATTGGCGGCTACCACAGTCGCAGAAGTTGAAACTGCTCTTTCAAGTTAGTAAAGCACCATGCTTCATAAGCGGTATTGGCGACACTCCCGACTCACTAACTTAAACAACCCTAAATCATTAATGCACGCGCGTGTAGGCATTCGCTCGCGCTGAATAAAAGAGAATAATACTATGGCAAACGCATGGTCAATAGAAGTTGACGGACT